TTTCGCCAAGATCGACGACCTGCTCTCGGCCTGATCTGCAGTAGCTGATTGAAGACCATGCGCGCCACTAGGATCGCTTCCGAAAAGACGGTTCCCGACCGTCCGGTGGCGCGCACCTTTCTCGGGGCCATTCGCGGGGAATGACGCATGGGAACGCTACGCTTTTTCAACCTGCAGCCGCTGCTCGAGCAGTTCGGCTGCCGGGTGCTGTTCGAGACCGGCACCGGCCTCGGTGACGCCGTCAAGTACGCGAGCTACTTCCGGCTCGACAAGCTGATCTCGGTCGAGATCCATCCGGCGCTGGCCGCCGAGGCGCAGGCCGAGATTGGCCGCGATCCGCGCGTGCGGATCGTCTGTAGCGCCAGCGAGACGGCGCTGCGCAGCGAGCTGCCGAAGATCCCGAAGTCGACGCCGATCCTGTTCTGGCTCGACGCGCACTTCCCGGGCGCCGACTACGGCCTCGGCGACTACGCCGGCGAGCAGGATCAGGATCGCCGCCTGCCGCTGCAGCGCGAGCTGGCGCTGATCGCTGAATTGCGCGCCGGCGCGCGCGACGTGCTGCTGCTCGACGACCTGCGCGTGTATGAGGACGGCGAGTACGACCAGGGGCCGTGCCCGGCCGAGGCGCTGCCGCCGCCTGCCATGCGCAACCTGGACTGCCTGGCGGCATGGGCTGAGACGCACGATGTCCGGCGGCTGTACCAGCACACCGGCTACGTCATGCTGCTGCCGAAGGCGTCCGGCGTGGTCCCGCTGCGCCAGGCCGCTTAGGTGATCGCCATGACCTGGAAAGCAAGCGATCCGCAACTCAACGAAGTGGAGAAGGTCCGCTACGACGTGGTGCCGTATGCGGGGATCAGCGGCTTCGATCTAGGCTGCGGAGCGAACAAGGTTTTCCCGCACTTCGTCGGCATCGACAACGGCGTCGACGCGACGCTGTTCAACGTCCAGATGCAGCCGGACTTCATCGCCGACTGCACCAAGCTGCCGCAGTTCGCCGACGAGGCGACCGAGTGCGTGTTCTCCTCGCACCTACTCGAGCACATCGAGGACTATCGCGCCGCGTTGCGCGAGTGGTGGCGGCTGGTCAAGGTCGACGGCTACCTGGTGCTGTACCTGCCGCACCGCGACCTGTACCCGCGCATCGGCGAACCGGGGTCCAACCCGGACCACAAGCACGACTTCGCGCCTGACGACATTCTGGACGCGATGCGCGAGATCGCCGGCGACGCCGACGCGATCGTCAACGAGACGCGCGACGGGATGCGCGAATACTCGTTTCTGCAGGTCTACCGGAAGCTGCCGGCCGGCCGCGGTTGGAACGAGTCGTGGCTGGCGCCAAAGCCGGATAAGACCGCCGGCGTGGTCCGACCCGGAGCCTACGGCGACGCGATCTGGTCGTCGTCGCTTACCGCCGAGCTCAAGAGGCAGGGCTACCACGTCACGCTCTACACCGGCCGCGCCGGGGCCGAGGTCTGCGCCGCCGATCCGAACGTCGACCGGATCATCCGCCTGCACGACAACGCCTTCCCAACCGACGCCGACTGGATGCTGTACTACCTCTGGGAGTCGCGCAAGTACGACCGCTTCCACAACCTCGTCGGCGTGGTCGAGGTCGACCTGCTGCCGCACCCGCACGACGTGCGTTACCAGTGGCCGGCGGCCGTGCGCCACAAGCGCATGAACGTCAACTACCTGGAGGCGATGCACGAGATCGCGCAGCTTCCTGTCGAGCGGTACGAGCAGCGGTTCTACCCGACCGCCGAGGAACGCGCATGGGCCGTCGAACAACGCGCCAAGCTATTCGCCGGGCCGCTGGTCGTCGTCGCGCCTTGTGGTTCTGGCAAGCCGAAGACCTGGCCGCACGTCCAGCAGTTCATCGACCTGATGGCCGCGCGCGATGTCTACACGCTGGTGCTAGGTGATCTGCGGCAGGAGCTGGTTGCCAAGAGCCGCTACCAGGCGATCATCGGCAAGGATCTGCAGATCCGGCAGGCGATGGCGCTGGCGCAGTGCGCCGACGTGGTCGTCGGCACCGAGTCGGCGCTGGTCAACGCGGTCGCCAACGAACCGATGCTCAAGGTCGTCCTGCTGTCGCACTCGTCGCCGGAGAACCTGACGAAGCACTGGACGAACACCATGTCGGTGCAGCCGGAAGCGATCAAGTGCTACCCGTGCCACCGGCTGCACGTCGGCTTCGAGTTCTGTACCAAAGACGCGGAAACGGGCTTCGCGGCTTGCCAGGCGGCCGTAGGCGCCGAGCTGGTAGCGGATGCCATCGCGCCGACGCTGGACGCGCTGCAGCGCGTGCGTGAGGCCGCCTGATGCCCTTCACCGAAGACCTGTCCGCATTCTGGGGGCCGAACGATCCCGGCGTCGTGGCGCTGGTGATCAACGCCACGACCGTCTACGGCCAGCTCGAGCACGAGATGGACGAGACGCTCGAAAGCCCGACCCAGCGCAGCGTGCCGGTCTTCCTCTGCGACAAGAATGCGCTGCCGACGGTCAACGTCGGCGACGCGGCAACGGTGGGCGCACTCACCTACAAGGTGCGACTTGTTGAAATCAGCGACTACGACCCGGTCGCGTACCTGCACTTGAACAACACCTGATAGGAGCTTGTCATGCCCTCCACCGCACTCTCGGCACAAGGCACCATCGTCCAAATCGCGACCGGCACCGGCGCCGCCAAGAACATTACGGCAATGGCCGCCGGCAACCCGACCATCTTCACCAGCTCGGCGCACGGCCTGTCGCTGGGCGACGTGGTTGCCATCGCATCCATCACCGGCACCGTTGCGACCTCGGTCAACGGCCTAAACTGGGTCGTCACGCACAAGACGACCAACACGTTCGCCATAGCGCTTGACAGCACGGGCCTCGCCTACACCAGCGGCGGCACGGCGACGCCGGTGACGTACACCGCCATCGCGAACATCAAGTCGATCAACGAATTCGAGTCGGGCAGCGCGTCCGAGATCGACGTCACGAACCTCGCCAGCACGGCGAAGGAAAAGCGCCTTGGCCTCGTCGACAACGGCGGATTCAGCCTCGGCATTCACCACAGCAACGCCGACGCCGGCCAGGCCGCGCTTCAGGCGCGCCGCCTCGATGGCGCTGCGGTCAACATGAAGGTCATTTTGCCGAGCGGCACCACGCCGACGGCGTCGTTCTCCGCGCTGGTCAAGAAGTTTAGCAAGAACGCGGCGGTCGACGGCGTGGTCGAGGGGGCGGTCGACATCACTGTCAACGGCGCGATCACCTGGGCGTAGCCGCAAGCCCGGCCGCGCGCGCCGCCATGCGCGCGGCCGTCATCGACAACTCAACGGGAGAGATCATGCGCATCGGAAATCGGGCATCGCTGCAGGCGATCCCGCGCAAGACGGTCACGGTTCGCTTCGAGGAGTACGACACCGAGTACCGCCTGCGCGAGATGAGCGGCACCGACCGCGACAAGTTCGAGGTTGCGGCCTTCAAGGAAGACGCCGAAGGCGTGCGCCACGTCCAGCCGCTTTACCTGCGCGCGCGCATGGTCGCCTTGTGCCTGGTCGACGAGAACAACGTGCGCCTGTATGCCGACGATGAGATCGAGCAGCTCTCCGACGAGATCCCGGCGTCGGTGATCGCGGTCCTTTTCGTCGCTGCGCAAAAGCTGAACGGCCTCGGAACCGATGCCGTCGAGGCCGCCGCAAAAAACTCCGAGAGCGCCCCGGCCGGCGCTTCTGCTTCCGCCTAGCGCTGGCGCTCGGCATGACGGTCGGCGCGCTGCTCGAGGAGGTCGGTAGCAGCGAGCTTGCCGAGTGGATGGCGTTCGCCGGAATGGAGCCATTCGGAACCGAGGTCGACGACCTGCGCGCCGGGTTGCTGCCGGCGTTGACCGTCAATATGCACCGGGCCGAGGGCGCCGAGCCGGTGACGCCGTTCGAGTTCTTCCCGTGGCACGAAAAGCCGGCGCCGCCGAAGCCGTTGGAATTGTCGCCGGAAGAGACGGCCGAGCGGATCAGGCGAATGCTGGGCGCGAAGGACTGACATGGCCGACAGCGACACCAAGATCGTAATCACCGCGTCGGACCAGACCGGCCCGGGAACGCAGTCGGCGGCGAAAAACCTCCATTCGCTGCAGGCCGAGTCGGACGCGCTGGCGAACAGGCTGCGCACGAACCTGAGCGGCAACGTCCGCAACATCAGCTATCAGTTGCAGGACATGGCCGTGCAGATCGGCGGCGGCACCAGTGCCATGCGCGCGCTGTCGCAGCAGTTGCCGCAGATGCTGATGGGCTTCGGCGCGTTCGGCGCCGTCGTCGGCGTGGCCGCGGCGCTGATCCCGTCGCTGGTGGCGGGCTTCGACGCGGCGGGCGGCAGCACCAAGACGCTTGCCAACACGACCGACGATCTCAACAAGGCGCTCGGCGAAGTCGGCGCGACCGCGAAGTCGTTCAACCTGGACGGCGTCTACAAGGAATACAACGACGCCAGCGTCGCCGCGCGCTTGGCAACGATCGAGCAACTGAAGTTTCAGCAGGCGATGATCGAGTCGGCGCGCATTGCCAACGAGAAAAAGTTCGGCGAGACGACGCAGGGGCTTGGCGGTTACTCGACGCTGGAAAAGCTCAAGGGACTGGGCGGCGCCAGCGGGTCGGCCAAGCTGGCCGAGGATCTCGGCGTTTCGCTCGACGTCGCGCGCGAGCTGCTGCCGGTGCTCAAAGGGCTGCGCGACGGGTCGGCCGACGTAGGGCTGGCGTTCACGCAGTTCGGTAATGCTCTGCTGACCGGCAATGAGCGCGCGGTGGCGCTGGCGACCGGCCTCGCCAGCATCGCCAAGTCGCAGCGCGACGCTTACGCCGCCTCTACGGCGCTGAGTGGCGCGCTGCAAAAGATGGGCGACGGCACCGAGAAAGTAACGATCGGTATCGCCAAGGCTGCGATGGCGACCGACTGGTGGCTCAAGGGCATGGGCGACATTGCCGACGCGCTTAAGCGCGAGGACGACGAGCGCAGGAAGGCGATCGACGCCCAGGCCAAGCAGAACGAGGAGCTGAACAAGGCGGTACAGGCAGGCGCCAAGATCGTCGAGGACATCGACAAGCGCACTGCATCGTACGAGAAAGAGATCGAGGCGATGGAGATGAGCAAGGATGCGATCCTTGCCAAAGAGCAGGCGCGCCTCGTCGAACTCAAGAATATGGCTTTGGCGGCCGACGGCTACACCGAGGAGGTGCAGGCCATTGAGCGGCAGATCGACGCGCTCAACAGACTTCGCGGCGCCTATGGCGCGCAGGACGCGGCGAAGGCAGCCAAGGCCGCGGCCGACGAATGGCAGCGCGCCGCGGACAGCATCCAGAATTCGCTCACCGACGCGCTGATGCGTGGCTTCGAGTCGGGCAAGGGCTGGGCCGAAAACTTCGTGCAGACGCTCAAGAACCTGTTCGGATCGCTGGTGCTGCGGCCGATCATTCAGGGCATCGTGGCGCCGGTCGCCGGCGGCGTGACGTCGATGTTTAGCGGCGGCGCGAGCGCGTCGGGCGGCCTTGGCGGCGCCGGCAACCTGCTCGGGCTGGGCGGCGGTGGCTGGCTATCCGGCCTCGGCGACGCCATTTTCGGCGGTGGCGGTGGCGCAGCGTTCGGCGCCGGTTTCTCCTCGCCACTCTCGACGCTCGGCAGCATCTTCTCCGGCGCCGGCGAGTTCGCTGCCGGCGGCATGGCGCTTGCGTCCGGCCTCGGCGCGGCCGTGCCGATCATCGGCGGGGCGCTGGCGATTGCCAGCATGGCCGGGTTGTTCGATCGCAAGGGCGGCCCGAAGTCGGGCGGCTTCGGCTCGGCCGGCGCTATCGGCGCGCTGTCGAACTCCGACGCCGGCCGCTGGTTCACGCCGAACAGCGCCGACGCAGAGATGCAAACCGCGGTCAAGACGACGCTCGCCAGCTACAACCAGATGCTCGCCAGCCTCGGCGGCAAGGGCATCGCCGGCTTCGCGCTCGGCTACGACACCGACCCGGCCGGCACCGCGCCGAATCGGCTGCACGCCGGGGCGTTCGTCGGCGGCCAATCGGTCTACGACGCTGCGCTCGGCGACCTCGGCCGCGATGACGCCGCGCTGACCGCGGCGCTGGAAACCGAGGCGAAGCGATCCCTCCTGGCCGCGCTGCAGGCAAGCGAGTTGCCGAAGCAGATCGCCGCCGCGTTCAACAGCGTAGCGGCCAGTGGCGCCAGCTCGGAGACCATCGACAACCTGCTGCAGTTCGGCGCGGCGATAAAGGCCGTCATCGACGCGATTTCCGGCAACGTGGTCGACGACGCGCAGAAGATGTGGGAGCAGTCGCAGCGCAGCAGCGTCGAAGCCCTGCGCGACATGGGCAACGAGGTCATCCGCCTCGCCAACAATGTCGACGGTTCGACCGAGTCGATGCAGGCGCTCGGCAGCGCCACGGCCGACTATCGGCAGGCCGTGCTGCAGACGCTGATCGCGATCAAGCAAATCAGCGTCCAGGTCGAAGAGATGTTCAGCGCGACGCGCGACAGCTTGGAGACGTTCGGGCTCGACCCGGCGGCGATGTACGACCGTTTCCGGCGCTGCTGTCGACCACGACCGACCCGGCGCAGATCGAGAAGCTGTCGCAGCGGATCAATGCGGACATCAACAACGCCTTCGGCGCGCTCGACGACGTCGGCAAGGCCCAGCAGCAGGGCGCGCTGCTCGACTACCTCGACAGCATCGCGGCGCTGGCGCAAGAGCGGCTGCTGACCGCCGGCGGGCTGACCGCGGCCGGCACCGTCGACCCGTTCAAGGCGGCGAACGATGCGCTGAACGGCGCCGCCGACAAGTTCTCCTCGTCGTCGGGCAGGCTAGATCAGGCGGCTGACACCAGCATGGCGGCGGCGCGGCTCAACTGGGACGCCGCCAACGTCAACCTACAGGCAGCCAACACGCCGACGACGGTCGTGCTGCGCTACGGCTCCGAGGTGAACGCATGAGGACGCTCGTCGGATCGACGGACACCGGCGTCGCCGCGGCGGTGACGCTTCCGGGCTACTTCGTGCAGATCGACTTCCCGACGCCGTGGTATCGCAGCACGCGCGGCACGTTGAGCTGGAATGGCCAATCGTGGGTGTCGTTCGACGCGCAGATCGCGGGCCTCGCGACCGACGGCGCCGGGTCCGCGCTCAACGGCACGCTGATCATCGGCAACACCGACCTTGCGATCAGCACCGAGATTCTGCTCTACGGCATCTCGGGTCGCGTGATCAAGATTTGGAAGTTCTACGGCGACACCGCGCCCGCGCTGGGCGACCCGGTGCAGATCTTCGAGGGCATCGGCGACGATGCGGACATTCCCGAAAACGGCTCGGTACGGGTCGCGCTGATCCAGTCGGGCGCCACGACGCTGTTCTGCCCGCGCACCTATCTGACCGCGTCCGCCGGGTTCAACTGGCTGCCGACGCCGGGCAAGATCGTGACCTGGAACGGCGAAACCGTGCGCCTCGACGCGGAGGGATTCTAAATGGCGACCTACCCGTCGACCTACCTGCAGCTCGTCGGCTCGACCGAGGAGGGCATCGACGATCTGAAGGTTGATCGCTCGGTCAACGGCGCGACCAAGGTGCGCGCGTTTTTCACCGCGCGCAAACGCCGGTGGAAGTTGAAGCACCTGCTGACGGCAACCGATCTCAATGCGCTGCTCACGTTCTATGACAGCTACCGGACCACGGCGAACACGTTTAATTGGGTGCGCGACGGCGCGTCCTACACGGTGCTGTTCGAAGGGCCGCCGCAGTATCAAGTGGTGAAACCTGGCCTGACCACGGTCGGCCTGTTCGACGTTACCGTGACGCTGGTGCAGCAATGAGCGAAACCCGCGACTCGAATGCGCAGATGCCGTATGTGCCGCGGACGCGCACGCCGACGTTCCCGGAATACAAGCCGGCGCCGACGTACGTCTCGCGCGTCAGCGCCTCGGAACTGAACAAGGTCGCGCGCAAGCCGCAACAGGTGCAGGCAACCGTCGGCGGCACGAACACACTGCTGCCGCTGATCTACGGCACGCAGCGCGTCGGCGGGCGCATCTTTGCGATCAAGGTCTACGTCAAGAAGCTGGTCGTCGGCGTAGCCTGGTGCCACGGTGAAGTCGATTCGATCCTGTCGGCGCAGATCAATGACGCGGACATTCCGACCGGCGTTACGCGCACCGATTACACCGGCACCGCGGTACAGACGACCGACTCGAAACTGGCCTCGGCGATCTCGGGCTATGCCGACGCGCTGCCGAACATCTGCTATTCGGTGTTCGACATTCCGATCGGCAAGACAACCGGGTTTCCGCGCTTCGCGGCCAAGATCAAGGGCAAGAAAGTCAGCAGCACGTCGGGCGGCGCCAAGGCGTACAGCGAGAATCCCGCCTACATCATTGCCGACTTCATCGAGAACACGACCTATGGACTGGGCCGGACGGTCGACTGGGTGTCGGTTGCCGCTTTGGCCGCGGCCTGCTCGGCCACGGTCGGCGGCGAGGCGAAGCGCCTGCTGTCGATCGTCATGGATACGTCGCAGACCGGCGAGCAGTGGCTGCAAACGCTGCGCGACTACGCCAGCGCGTTCGTCGTGCCCGAAGGCGGCAGCTATCGGACGGTGCCCGACATCGCCGGCAGCAGCGTCGCCAGTTTCACCGCGTCGAACATCGTCGCCGACTCGCTGCGCCTGACCAAGCGGGGCGCGTCAGACGTGCCGACGATGATCGAAGTGATTTACACCGACACCAGCGTCGTCCCGTACCGCGAGGCGCGTTACATGACCGCGGCCGTGTCGCCGCGGCGGGTGAGCCGAATCAACAAGCCGGGCATCACGCGGCACAGCGAGGCCGTGCGCTACGCTGTCGAGCGGCTGAACGAAGCGACGTTGTGCGACCTGTCGGCCACGTTCGAAGTGTTCGATGAAGGGCTGAAGATCCAAGTCGGCGACCTCATCGACATCACGCACCCGCTCGGGCTGTCGGCGAAAATGATGCGCGTCAGTCGGATCGATCCGGTGTCGGCTGGGCGCTGGCGTATCGCCGCGGTCGAGTACGATGCCGCGGTCTACGACTCGAGCGTCGCCACGGCTCCGACGACGCCGGACACGACGCTGGAATCGGCGTCGGATACGTCACAGGTCGTGACCAGCCTGACCGTGACCGACGAGGCCGCGACCAACCTCTCGGGCGTGTTCACCAGCAAGATCCGAGCGACCTGGGTCGCGCCGTCAGGCTATCCGTTCGTGTCCGGCTACCGGGTCGACCTGATCCAGACCTCGGGCACCGTCACCATCGACTCGCGCGTGGTGCAGGAGTCGCCCTACTTGTCGCCGCCGGTGCAGCCTGGCGTGGCCTACACGGTCAAGGTCTACGTCATCACCACGGTCGGCGTGACCTGCGACGTCGTGACCAGCGGCTCGATCACGCCGGGAACGCTGCCCGCGGTGCCGGCCGATGTCACCGGCTTCGCGGCCAACGTCGCCACGCCGGGCACGGTCGCGCTGACCTGGAACGCGGTCGCCGGCATCGGCCAAGGCGGCTATGAGATCCGTTACGACGGCGCGAACTGGGCCGGCGCGACGTACCTCGACCGCGTGGCCGCGCCGGCAACCCGGTATGAGTCGACCAAGATCGCCGCCGGCGCGCACACGTTCCGCATCAAGGCGCTTGACGCGGTGCGGACCGCGACCTATCCGAACGGGCAGGAAAGCACGAACGAAGCGACGGTCACCGGCACCGTGGTCGCGATCGATACCAGCAACATCGGCAATGGCGCCAACTATGCCGCGCTGACCGGAACCTACTACACGCTGCCGACCACGGCGGCCGATATGTATGCCTACAGCTACAACACCGACAGCACCGGCCGCTATGGCTTCGGCACCCGATACCTCGTGCAGTCGGGCGGCGTTCTTTCGTTCGGCGCCATCGGATCGCAGTACACGATCCCATTTATGGGCTACACGAACACGGGCAACTTCACTTGCACCGGAAACCTGACGGGCGGCGGCAGCGCAATCATCACCGGCGCAAAGCTGGTGCTCGACGACTCAGCCAACAACAACACCGACACCGTCTACGCCAAGGGCGGCAGCAACGGCTGCAACATCAAGCTGGGAGACGGGTCGGCGACGCGCGGGCACATCCGCTCATCACCTGGCGCCGCCGGCATCGAGGTGATCAATGCCGCCTACACCAACGCCAACTTCATCGTTGGCGACGGCGGCGCCTGCACCTATCGCACGTCGATGTCGATCATGTCCGACGCCAATCTGAAGGATAACGTGCGCGCGCTGTCCGGCTCGCTTGCGAAGATCGTCGCTTCGCGCGCTGCATCCTATGAGCGACTTGATCGCCGCGGCGTTGATGAGACCGGGTTCGTTGCGCAGGAGATCGCCGCCGCGATGCCGGATGCCGTTGGCTCGGTGCGCGAGGTGTTCCGCGACAGCGAAGGCAACGTAGTCAAGGACGCAACCTCGCTCACTGTCAACCCGGTCGTGATCCTGGCGCACGCGGTCGAAGCAATCAAGGAGTTGGCGGCGCGCGTTGTGGCACTCGAAAAGCAGTTGCCGTAAGAACAAGAAAGGGATGCCGTGCGCGACGACGACAACGACGATCATGCCCTGCTTGCGACGCTGGCCGTCAAAGTGGCGCGGCTTGAGTCCGAGGTCGACCGTTTGGAGACCAAATACGTTACGCTCCAACGCTACATCCATGTAGAACGGGCAGTGGTCTCGGTCATCGGGTTGCTATTGACCTCGCTCATCGCGTTCGCCATGTCGCGGCTTTTGGGGGGTCACTGATGGCGAACCATCCGATCGGCAAGATTTGGCTGGCGTTGCCGTGGCTCATCCTCGCCTGCGGTATTCCGACGATTCTGTGGTGGACGTTCGAGCCGATTCCGCTGACGATCAATTACGTTGCGCCGGCGTTCCTATCGAGGCCGGCGATCAATCGCGAGGACGCGGCAACGGTGTACACGTTCGAGGCCAAGGGCGGCACAACGCTGTGGCGCTACGTCGAATACTGCGTCTCGCGGCCGTTCGACGCCACGACTCGCAGAACATTCGTCGGCTCCGCTCTGGTCTGGCACGCGCCCGATTTGCCGACCGCGCTCTCGCGCACGCCGGGCTGTTTCGCTGCGAACATCGCCACAGAATTACCTACGAGCAGTCCGACCCGTACCTGGCAATTCGCTCAGCGCATGGAAATCCCGCTCAACCCCATCCGCACCGAGAACGTCAGTTACTCGCCCATTCCGATCACCATTCTCGATAGCAGACAATGAACCTCGGCAGCGAACGTCTGCAGGCGCTGTTCGATCACCCGAACGTCCGCGCGTTCTATGCCGTCGTGCGCCGCGGCGAATCCAGCCTCGGGCCGGAAGCGTACACGATGGTCAACGGCGGGCCGGCGATCAGCGACTTCTCGCGCCATCCCTACGAAGGGCTGTCGACGAAGCAGGGCGGGCGCGCCGCCGGCGCCGCGCAGTTCATCCCGTCGACCTGGGCCGAGGTCGCCGAGCGGTATTTGCTGCCCGATTTCTCGCCGCAGTCGCAGGACTTGGGCTACGTCGGCTGTTTGCTCAAGCGACCGGGCGCGATCGACGCGCTGCTCGCCGGCCGGTTCGAAGAGGCCGTCCGCATCTGCCGACCCGAGTGGACGTCGCTGCCGGGTGCCGCCGAGAATCACGTTGCATGGGACATGGACAAGGCGAGGGCGCTGTACGTCGAGCATGGCGGGCGCCTCGACAACCAGGAGCTGCTGCAGCCTGCGGCGCCGATCGAGGACCGTCCGCAACCGGCGGCGGCGCAACCGCAACCGGAACCACCGAGGGAGACTGCCATGCCCCTGCCTATCATTTCCTTGATCTCCGCGTTCGGCCCGCTGATCTCAGCGGCCATTCCGGCTGTGACGAAGCTATTCGACCGCAAAGCGGAAACGCCAGAGAAAGTGGCCGCGGCGCAGAAGGTCATCGAAACCATCGTCGCGGCCAGTGGGTCGTCCGGTATTGACGAGGCGCTGACCAAAGTCCAGAACGATCCCGCGGTGCGCGAGCAGGTAAAAGCCGCGGTGCTCGCCGAGCCATCCATTGCCCCGCTGTTGACGGTGGAGATTGGCGGCGGGATCGCAGGCGCGCGCGAAGCCGACAAGGCGCAGCAGTCGAGCGAAAAGCCGTTCTGGAAAACGTCTGCCGTTTTTTGGATCTCGATGCTGATGTTGCCGATGGTCTACTGGTACGTTGGCAGCAGCGTCGTCGGCGGCGTCGAGATCCCAGCGACCTGGCCGTGGTACGCGCAAATTCCGCTCAAGATGTTTGGCAGCGCGTGGGACAGCGGCGCCCGGGTCGGCCTTGCGAATCTGATTGTCGGGTTGATTTTGGGCGGCATCTGCGGCGTGTACTACGGAATCAGCGTCACGCAAAACAAACAGTCAACCACGCCAGCAAAGGAGCAAGCATGAAGTTCGTTCTATGGAAAGACGCCGCCGGCGAGTGGCGCTGGACGCTGCGCAACGCGCGCAACGGCAAGATCGTCGCCGACAGCGCCGAAGGCTACACCCGCCGCGCCGCGGCGATTGCCATGATGAGGCGGATCAACCCTGACCTGCCAGTGGAGGACGCATCGTGATCACGCTAGACGACAGCGAACGTCAGCCGTGCGAGGTCTGGAGCAGGTGCATGGGCTACCACAGACCGATCAACTTCTGGAACGTCGGCAAGCAAGCCGAGCATCGCGAGCGCAAGTTTTTCGTCACCTCGGCGACCGAGGCACAACTGAAGGAGATGGCATGACGATCGAGATTGCGGCCGGCTGTCCCGGCATTCACTCGTATGACCCCAAGACTCGCCGCCGCGTGACGCTGCCGGTGCCTGACGAGTTCGCCGACTTTTTCGTCCCGTGGCCGTGGCAGGAGCGCGTCCTGCCGGTCGGCGCCTACGTCAGCTTGTGGCCTGACTGGAAGGGCAACGACTGGTCGAAGGTCAAGCCGGACAACTGGTCGGCAGACTGGCGCCCGGCGGCGCGCTGACTTCTACAACTTGCGGACGTCTAGAGTGACGAAACGAGCGCGGCGGCGGCTGTTTTGTAGGTCGGCCGCTGCGCTCAAGGCGTTGATTCTATGGCCGTGGCGGCGGATTTCGGTCTAGAATAGCCAATTATTGAATAACGGTTGCAAACTGTTGAATTTTCGGGCTTTCCGGATTGACGTGTGGAACATGGCATGATGTGGTATAGTCTAATTCCGGATAAACGTGTGTAAAGGAGATCGGGAAATGCCCGGACCCGTGAGCGAGCAGTACAAGGGGCCTGCTGATGACGCCCCCTATGTCCCAAGCTGGTGCTACCAGAACGGCCCGAAGATGTGCCCATGCGGTCATCACGAGGGCTACCACGCTGACAACGGGTTGTGCTTGCTGCGCGGGCAATGCGGCTGCGCCGGGTTGCCCGCGGACTGTTTGACGCGATTGGGTGAGCCATGAAACTGGACCTCGACGATCTGGAACGCGAGGCGCTCAACGCTGGATCGTGCTACGACGGCATCAACCCTGACGAATGCCTGCTGCTTGTCAGGATCGCTCGGGCGGCGGTGGCATGGCGTGATGGAGACAGTCATGCGTGGGCTCCGTTGGAGGCGGCGCTGCGGGAGGCTGGCATATGACCTCCGGAAAGGTGACGTTCCGCCGCGATCCCATGACGCCCCACGAGACGCGGGAGATGGAAAAGGCTGGCTGGCGGCGTTCGTCATCTACAATTCTGGAAGGTCTAGAGTGAGAAAACTACCGCGGCCGCGCCTGTTTTGTAGATCGGTCGCGACGTTCAAGGCGTTGATTTTGCTGCCGTGGCGCATGATTTCGGTCTAGAATAGCCAATTATTGAACGGCGCTTGCAAGTTGCTGTATTTGTGCGCGTCGTTCTACAACGCGACGGCGACGTTCTACAAAGCCCTCAATCGCGGCGGCGGCAACAAAGCGAGCCTCAACTTGAAAATTACCGCGCCGTTTTCTGTCGCGCTCATTTGTTGCCGCGTTAGTAGCATTCTGAATTCCGAACGACGGTCGCCTTCTTGTACGATGTTCACGATCGTTTCGACGTTTATGCCATTCGTAAGCCATTCCGGCAAATCTGGTTGCCAATAAAACGAAACGTGCAGCATATCGTCGTCAGGAAAAAACTCGACCTCGTGCATAAATGCCTGAACCGTAGGTTCGCCGGCGTATCGTTGTATAGTAATTCTCTCAAGTTTCTTCATAGTCTTTTCCTCACCGGCTCCGCCACCACCGTGCGCCGCCCCTTGAGATACCGCTCGCTCATCTGCCGGGTGGCATGCCCGAGCAGCGCCTGGTAGTCGAGGCCGTCAGCTTCGGCCTGCCGCGCTGCCATCACCCGAATGTCCCTGAACTGCGCGTCCAGCACGCCGGCCGCCGACCGGGCGCGCACCCATTCCTCTGACCACGCATTGCGCGAGATCGGCCGGCCGCGCTCGTTGGCGACGACGTAGAGGCCACAAATCGGGCGCTGGCGGGCCTGCTGCAGCACGGCGGCTATGTCACCCTGTAGCGTGAACTCCTGGCGCGTCTGGGTCTTGATTTGCCGCACTGCCAGCCGCTCGCCGACGCTGTCCCAGCGCAGTGCGCGCAGGTCTGACGGGCGGGCGCCGGTCAGGTAGCCCAGATCCATCCCGACACGCATCCATTCGCACGCAGCAGCTCGGATGCGGCGATACTCGTCGGGCGCCCGAGTACGCGATCCCTGCCGGCCACGGGCAGCTTGCCGACGGTGAGCGGCTGGCAGAGTCCGCACTCGGCGCCGAGTCGATACGCTGCAAGCAGGACAGCGAGGCAGCCGTTCGTATAAGCAGGTCGCGCACGCTGCAACGGCAGTTCCCGCCACAAGGCGACGTGCTGGCTGGTGAGCTGCGCCGCCGGGATCGGGAATGCAAGCGCAACGCACCGGGCATAGCTGGCGTATTGAGCCGCGGTCGAGTGCGGCCGGTCCTCGCGGTCAATGTAACGCTCGACCACGTCGGCGACGGCGAGGGCAGCGGATAGACTTGGCGCTTCAAGTTCGGCCCACCTTCGCTTGGCGCGAGCGAGGTCCGAGCCGAGGGCGATCCAGGTGCGCGGCTTGTTGCAGACGTAGTAGTAATTCGCGCCCTTCCGCGCCATGTGCGGCGGCAGGTCGTGATTGATCGTGCGGCGTCTGCCCATTGACCGCGTCCCAAGTGACGGCGGGCCTGCCTGACCGAGTAACATAATGCGGGACTCCGTTCTGCGTCAACCAGCGGATCTGCTCATGGCCGCGCCGGTAGCCCGTCAAGGCCAGCAAGTCGGCGGCGGTCAAAAACACCTCACCCCCCGCGCGCCGGGCCGATGCCGTGGTGACGCTCGGTCGCGCGCACGGCAGCAACTAGCTTTGAGGTAATGAAGTCGCTGACAAGGCTTTGGGGCCAGTCGGCATTGTTCAGCACTTTGAGCACTTCCTCGTCTGTCATCGGCGTCTGCGGCGGGGCGGGCGTCGGCTCTGCGTCGAGGGCGGCGCGGAGGGCGGTCATTAGATGTGCAAGCTCAAGCCAACGATGCTGTTCGTCGTAGGCATCCAGCACCATCTGTGCTGCCTCGCGTAGCGTGCTCATGTTTCCTCCCGGCGCAGGGCGGCGTCGATAGCAACAACGATGTCTAAGCAGCGGTCGTCATAGGTCTTGAGTGGCTGAATGTACGGGCGCGCACTTAGCAGCAACGCCCGCAACTGCTCAATCTCCTCCGCCTGCTCCGCGCAGATGGCGACGTGGCGGGCGATGTCGTGGCGCAGGGCGGCGCATTCTTTTTCCAGCGCCTCTAGTTGCTGGACCGCAGTCACCAGCCCGCCGGCAAACACTTGCGAGACGTGCGTCGCTTGGCTGGCCTCGTCTCGGCATTGCCAGCACTCATGGCGGATCAGCCCGTGGCGGCATTGGGCGCTCATGGCCACATCCTCCCGGCCCACGACGCGAACAGTCCCAGCACGACGCCGACGCAGACCAGCAGCATCGCCAATTCCTCGCGCACCACCGGCACCAGCGGCGAGTGGCACACCCGGTCCAGCGTGTCCAAGGCTTCGTCGGCGGTCATTTCGGGGTCCATCCAATTGCGTGCGCTTCGATCAGCAGAATCGCCATTGCGTACTCATTGCCGTGCGCGTTGTCGCCGTGCGTCTTTTCTACTGCGGCTCGAAATTCGTCGAGCGTGCCATGAAAGCAGCCGGCGGTGACGTACACGCCGCCGTCTGTAATACAGGCATTTAGGTATGCAGCGCGCGATCCAATCGGCCCGATTTGCAGTAGCGGGCGATCTCCTTCTAGCTTTTTTCCGCGCAGGTCCGCGCCGCTCAGGTTCGCGCCGCTCAGGTCCGCGCCGCTCAGGTACGCGCCGCTCAGGTCCGCGCCGCTCAGGTTCGCGCCGCTCAGGTCCGCGCCGCTCAGGTACGC